CAGCATCCCAAGGTATCCACCAAGTTGCGTACTCACGTCGTACGGACTGGCATCAGCCTTGCCTTGGGTCTTCAGGTCAATCAATACAAGCTGGCTGTGATCATCCTTGCGCCGCAGCAGGCAGTCAAAGCTCCCGGCAATACTGCGCTCCACATCACACAGCCTGTATTCGCACGCAATGGCCTCGTAGCTGTTCCAGATTGAATGTTCCAGCAGCGGCTCAACCCATTCGGCATATTCCGCCGGAAACTCGCCAGCGTCACCAGTCGTCAGAAAGTTCTCCAGCGCCAGATGTACTGATTTCCCCCGTGGCTCCCAAATGTGTTTGGTCTCCATGATCCGCTTCATCGCCCACGCATCCTTCTTGCCCTTGCATACTTGCGTCACTGAATGGTTCAGCCACGTTCCAGTCGGTTCGTGGTAATACCGGTGCGCTTCCTCGTTGAACAGGATCGGTAGTGGCTTCAACCACCGCGAAGTCTCGGGGGCTGACGATTTCGACGCGCTCTGTTGGTGTGGGCTCATCTCTGAGAAGGTTGCGGTAGGTCGGTGGTGTGAAGCCAACAATGCGCTTGGCGTCTTCCATTGTGATGACCCAGCCCCGTGATGGCACGTCTAGATCCTGAAGAGTCCAATGGCCAGCGTCCACCCCGCGACGGAGCAGACGCCTGACCTCGGCAAGTTCAAATGCTTGTTTCACGATTTGAAATCAATCTTCATATATGCCGAGTTCCTTTGCCAATTTAATTTTTGATTCAATGTTTTCTTCGGTAGCGGTAAAAAATTCAATGCTTGCAATCGCCCTTTCGTAAAAGTAAAAAGTTGAATCAGATTCATCATCCCAGACGCACCATACGGATTGCCATTCGTCGGTATCGTCTTCAAACTGCTGGAGACTTCTTAGATTTGTTTCTATTACCTGTCCGCTTAAAAGAGTAATTTTAACCAAATCCATCGCGCAGGCACGGCCAATAAATTCATTGCGGGCACGCCACAAGCCCTTGCTTTGAGCTTCTTCATCCGAGATAAGTGCAAAGTCATCAACATTCAAATTTTTACGAAAATCAATTTCAGACTGAAGCCAAGTTTCTGTCATTGGTTTGATTAAAGAATTGTTAATTAATGAAGCAAACTTTTTATTTGGTTTTTTTCTTGATAGCATCAAAATAGCCATCAAGTATGTTGCGTATAAAGCCAGAGATAGACTGGCCCTCTTTGTTGTATTTATTCAAAAGAATTTTTTGGCTTTCAGTTATTTGAATGTTAAGTCTGTACATTGAAATCAGTAGGAGTTGGTGGAAGGAAGATCAAGAATTGCAGCGAATGGATCGTACGTATGGGACTTAAGGTGTTTTGGCGAAATTCCATTCATGAAGTTATACGCGGCGGAAAGCGTTAGACGCAAGGCAACTTTTGTACACCAGCGATTTCCCTTGCCGTCTGCAACGCTTTTTTCTTTCATGTTGCGTACAAGTATTGCAGCGTTGTCGTGTTGTGGGTTCATGCTGTATTCCTGTGAAAATCCATCCCGCGTTAATTCCAGCCACATTACCGAACGGTCCAATGGGCTCATCTCATGAGCAAAAACGTGTCCTTGATTTATCTGGTGCATCATTTGGGCATACATCCGCAATGCGGCTGAGCTCCAGAAGGCGCTGCCTTTACCTTCAAATTTCAAAATTCTGGGATTAGTCAAATATTCCTCGTGCAGTAAGAAAACTTTTTCAACAAGTTTGTCGTGGATTTTGTCGGCAAAAGTTACGGTGCCAGTGTTATTTGATTGATAATCAACCATTGCATTTCTGACTGTTGAGCATTGCTTTTCAGTCATTCGCGTTCCGCCGATGGTGATGCGCTGCGCCATTGTGCGCTTTTTGCCAACATCAATTAGTTGCGCGGTTTCTACCGGCAAATTTCTGGCGACAATAAATGGCTGCGTTTTGCCGGATTCAATCACTGCCGTTAGACGATGTTGGCCGTTGATTAAACGACCGCAAACGTCAAATCCAATCGCATCAATGGAAAGCTTGAACAGGTCGCTTTTCATTTCGCGCACCAATTCCCCAATCCACTCTTTTGACCGAGTGCGATTGTTGTCAAAATTTTGCGCCAAATAAGCGCTGGCTTTTTCGGGGGTAATTAGTTCAACCCCTACGTCAACTGAGCGCGCAATTTGCTCAATGTCTGTTATGTCCATGGTGCCGGTGGTGGGTAATGGATGTGAGACCGGCATCAGAGTAACACCATTCTGGTGCGTGTCAACCATTCGATGCCGTCAGGGCTCAAAATTCCCGCCACATCCGCTCCTTATCGGCGCGATCACGCTCGGCAACGGCCATGGGGTGCAGGACGTACCGTGCGGCTAGCGGGCTCTTCGGGTCATCGGCGCCCACATTTGGGCAGAAGGTCAGGTACAGCCCTTGGTCGTCATACTTGCCCATCGGGTGCCCGTAGGCGGCGTCAGGCGGTGCTGTACGGCCCGTGGTGACCGAGTAGCTGACTTGCTTGGTCTTGGAGTCGGCGGTCTGCCAGACGTACTTGCCCTTGTTTTCGGGTGCGTAGAGCTTCATGGTGGATCGTGGTTGGTAAACGGTGGGTCAGGTCAGTCGTCGTACACCCAGCAGCGGTTTTCCTCGTCCCAATACTTGCCGCCGCTCTGGCGCTTGTGCTGCTCCAAATAAATTTCGTACTTCCCGTCCCGAAGCCACCGAAACAGGTCAGGAAGGCTGCCCACGAACTCGCCGGCGGTCATCTTGCGCTTCTGCTCGTCAATGGCCCTTCTGGCCGCTTCTAGGAGGGTCTCCGGTCCTTCCAGCGCCACAATGGCCCGCCACTCGTCAAACGCCTTCGGTTTCGTCTGAGATGAGACGCGATCGGGGGCCGACTGATATAGCTTCCAGAACTCGTTGAACTCGTCGGTGTAGGCCGGTCGCTTGGCCTTTTTCGGCTTTTCGGATTTTGATTTTCCGACCGTACTAATAATATTATTAGAAATATCTTCTAAAGAAGAAGTATTAGTAATATTACTATTAGAAGAAATAGAGGCTTCGCTTCCCTTCGGTCGCTCCGCCAGCGTAACGGGCCTGTCAACCCCCAGCTCGATTAAAAAGGCGCAGTACCCAGTCAGAGACATGGTTTTCGGCTTGTAACGCTCTAAGTCACAAACCAAATCATCGGGTAAACGCAGGAAAATGGCCTTTGCCATGGCTTGCAGGAATTTGCTCCTTGCGAGGATTGCTTGCAAAAGCTAGCGGTTTTTAGCTAGGGCGCAAGGGCCGTTCGCAGCACTGCCGAAAGTCTTTCGATTTGCTTTTCCACGGGCAACAATCCACTCCAAAACCGTCCCATATGTCGCAATCTGAGACGCGCATACTCCATTCTTTACCTTTTGGGTTTATCCTGTTCGTATCACTTTTTCCCGCAAACTTGGCACGCTCAACTGCTGCCGAAGTCAACTTCCGCGTTGACACTATTTACGGTCTTTTGACCGAAGGACAATCTCGTGGACAGATCGTTCAATTCGCAGCGAATCAGTGGAAATGCTCAGCACGGCAGGCTGATGAATACATTCAGCGCGCACGTATCCGCCTAGAGGAAGACGCCGCCATGACCCGTCCAGCATGGATCGCGGAAGCCCTTGGTCGTCTTCGTACCTACGAACAGTCCGCCTACCGTCGCGGCCAAACGCAGGTCGCCATCAACGCCGTGCAGCTCCAAGCCAAACTGATTGGCCTTGAAACTTGAGCCTTCTAGCCAACGCTCCGGGCGGCTTCCTGCTTGATCCGCCAACCTCACAGCAGACTGGCCCGACTAGCCAAGAGGCTCTAGCCCGTATCCGGCAAACACTATTGCCGCATCAACTGGCCTTCTGTGACGACACCCAACACCGCAAGCTTGCTCTGGTTTGTGGGTTCGGTGCTGGCAAAACCCATGGCCTCGTCGCTAAGGCTGTTCACATGGCCGCACTCAACATCGGCTACGTCTCAGCCCTGTTTGAACCAACGGCGCCCATGCTTCGGGACATTTTGCGCCGAACAATGGATGATCTTTTAGAGGAATGGCAAATACCTTTTGACTTTCGCGCCAGTCCGCTACCTGAATACAACCTGCACTTCGCGGAGGGCAGCCACACCATCATTCTCCGCACAATTTTGACGTGGCAGCGGCTGCGTGGCCAAAACCTCTGCTCCGTGGGGTTTGATGAAGCGGATACGGTGGGCAAGTACGACGCAGAGCAGGCCACACGCATGGCCCTGGCCCGTCTTCGTGCTGGCAATGTGCAGCAGTTCTACGCCGCCACCACGCCGGAGGGTTACGGCTGGGCGTTCGATACCTTTGACCGCAACGCCGGTGATGACACTGCTCTGATCCGTGCTCGCACCATGGATAACCCGCATTTGCCTGACGGGTTTGTGGACAGCCTGATGGCGAATTACCCGCCGAATTTGATCAAGGCGTACCTAGAGGGCCAGTGGGTTTCACTGAATACCGGCCAGGTGTACGACCGCTTTGATCGCAGCAAGCACGTCGTCGCCACTGTTGCTGATTTCAATAACGAACCGCTACGCATTGGCGTTGACTTCAACGTTGGCAATATGTCCGCTGTGATCGGTGTACGCAGTGGCAACAGGCTGACCATCGTTGATGAAATCAGCGGCGCGCACGATACCGATGCTTTGGCGCAGGAAATCAAGCGTCGTTACCCCGATCACCGTATTTACGTTTACCCGGACGCATCAGGCGGTAACCGTTCAACCAATGCTTCCCGCACGGATATTCAAATCTTGGAGTCCTACGGGTTTAGTAATCAATCTGGCCGGTCTAACCCCGTGGTGCGTGACCGTGTTTCGGCTGTACAGGCATTGTTGGAAAACGGTAAAGGCGAAGTCAGGTTGACCGTGGCGCAGTGTTGCCAGCGGTTGATCGAATGCCTTGAGCTGCAAAGCTGGACGGAAAAAGGCGAGCCGGACAAGGAAGCTGGCCACGATCACATGGTTGATGCGCTGGGCTACGTGGTGTGGCGTGAGTTCAACCCGCTGCAGGCCAATGCTGGACGGGGCACGGGCATCAGGCTGTATTAATGGATCTCAGGTATTACCCCAGTTACATCGGTACGCATACGCCACGCACTCGCCTGCGGTTCATGACGGTCGGTGCTGTACGTCTGGCTTTACACCATCGTGGTGGGCGGCTTGAAGTGCTGCGTACTGGGCAGTTGCCAAGGTATGCGCCACATCTGAGGAAAGGCGAAGAGGGCTGGCCGCATGGGCTGTGGTTGCGCGACGATCTGCTGGCTTGGGCTCACGACAATTTGTGAGTTAGACGCAGCCGCTAATCTGAGGCCGCCGCATACATCCCATGGCTTGCAATCTTTGGCGCGACCTTGAAGGCGCCTTTGACTCCACAATTGACGACGCCTCCTACGAGTTCAACGAGGCTGCTGCCGCCATGTTGCTCATTGTTCAGCATTGGCTGTATGAACAGGGTTTTGACGAAGCTGGCGATTTGCTTGACGATGAAATTGCAGCCGCTGAGGAATCGGCCTGATCTGACCTAAATTCATCACACTGGGTCGGTTCTACCCGTAAGGCTGAACGCCGTTGTGTGGCGGTATCGGAGGCCCAGCCACTATTCCCGAATTAACCTAGAACCATAGAATTTGTGCATGGTTAGGCGCAAAAGATGACTTACACCGGTTTCAGGCACTACGACCGGAATCTGGCGCGCACTGCCACACAGGTTCAAGACCCCAACGCAGCTTGGCAGGCACAAGAGCCGCATTGGATCCTGATTGAA